TTTTTAAAAGAAGTATCAAGATTAGTTGCTTCAGAAAACTTACCTGTATGTTGGACAACACCAAGTCCTTTAAACTTCCCAGTACAAATGATGTGTTATAAAAAAGAAAGTAAAAGAGTAAAGACCAAGATGGGTGATAGTATAATTAAATTATCTATTCAATCAGATACTGAACAAATAGATACAAGAAAAACAGCACAAAGTATTTGTCCTAATTTTATACATAGTCTTGACGCTTCAGTATTACAACTTGCAGTAGTTAAAGCTAAAGAAAAAGGTGTCACTAATTTCAGTCTCATTCACGATAGTTTTGGTTGTGTTGCAACAGATGTACCACTTCTATCAGAAGCTATACGTGAAGCATTTTGTGAAGTGTATGAACAAGATGTATTAACTAACTTTGCAAAGGAAATGAAAGATATGTTGTCACCTAAAAACCTGAAGAAATTCCCTAATATTCCTGAACGTGGAGACTTAGACTTATCTTTGGTGAAACAATCTGTATTTTTTTGTGTATGAGATTAAGTTCCACTTATGGCTACATAGCCAAAACAAAGGAGAATAAATATGGCAATCTCTAATATATCGGTTATTGGTGAAGCTGTATATCCACACTTAAACAAACCTGACGTTAAATGGAACGAAGCAGGTGAGTATAAAGTGACCTTGAAAGTAGCTAAATCAGACGCTTCTGAAATGCTGAAGTTATATAACAAAGCGATAGATGACAGTCTAAAATTAGCTGAAGAACAACATAAAGGTAAGGGTATCACACAAGCACCGAGACCATACAATGAGGAAAACGGTTTTGTTTTCTTCAAATTTAAGATGAAAGCCACTGGAGTAAATAAGAAAACAAAAGAAAAGTTTTCTCAAAGACCCCAGTTGTTTGACGCAAAGAAAAACCCTATACCTTTATCAACTTTGATTTGGGGTGGTACTAAGATGAGGGTCGCTTATGAATTAGTACCTTACTATGCACCAATGATAGGTGCAGGTATAACTGCTAGATTAAAAGCAGTACAAGTTATTGAACTTGTAGAGGGTAAAGACAGCAATCTTTTTAAAGAAGAAGATGGCTACGAAACAGCAACCCCTGAACCAGATGTAATCTCAAATGAAAAGACAACAGTTCAAGAGAGTAAAGACTTCTGATGGTTCTGTTTTAAAATCAGGATTGGAAGAAGCAGTCTTTAATTATCTTCATAAAGTTAAATTAAATTTTACTTATGAGGGTATGAAGATTGTTTACTTCCAACCTGCAATTAAAAAAACATATACCCCAGATTTCCCATTTAAAAATTGCAACATAGTCATAGAGACTAAAGGTGCTTTCAATTCTGCTGATAGGAAGAAGATGAAAATTATAAAAGAGCAGAATAAAAATTTAGATATTAGATTTATATTTTCTAATGCAAAAAATAAAATTGGTAAAAAATCAAAAAC